TATTTTTAATATCTTCTAATGTACCTACATTAAATCTACCTATACTAGAAATAAATGAATCTCTTGTTGGTGAAAATTCTAACACATCTGATATTCTCAAGCTAATAGCTTCTGCTGTTTTAGCGGTAAGATATAGACTTGATTGTAATATGTGACGTGTAGCAGTATTTGAATTTGCTGCCGCAAGTTTTTGTACACCGACCAGTGCGTTTTTATCTGGCATAGAACCATCTCTAGCCTCATTTAAACCTGTCACGTCACGAATCATTTGTAAATAATAATTATAAGTACTTATAAGTGAACTTATTTTATTATTACCACCATTAGATGTTAATTCCTGAATTGGCACTTTACCGGGATTTAAATCACCATCTTGGGTCATAGATCTACCAATAATAGATCCAGTCTGGAAAAACATGTTTAATGCTTCTTGAGGATTATAGTTTGTTCCATTACCCAAATCAATTTCAGCAAGACCATCAGCGTCTAAATAAACTCCATCTGGAATCATTCTTGCTAATACTTGCTGTAATTTTAAATGTGTTAATTGAATCATATCCGCAAAACTAGTTATACGGCTTACTAAAGATTCAATACGTCCTTTATAAATACGAGGAGCAACAACGTGGTAATTAAGCATTGCTTTTGTAGTATCACTTTTAGGACGAACCATATTTTTAGCAATTCCCCATTTAAGCATTTTCTTAGTACCAAGTACAAATGCTCCATCATAAACCACTTCAATTGATCTTGATTCTTTTTCAAATCTTGATCTATCGTCTTTTGGTGGATTAAATTGATCGTTTTTAGGTATTGCTTTATCTGCGCCAGATGCAGTTTTCTTTATTTTAAATACTTCATTATTATAAGTCTTATAATTAAAGTATAAAATTTGAATAGTATTTGCATCAAGTACACTATCCTCATTAATAAATCTATTATGAGAAGCTGGTGTTTGTACACCTTGCTTAGTTAAATCACTTAAGTCTTCTTCAGTTAATTCAGGAAATTGTTGCTTTAACTCATTGATAGTCACGCTTTTAACTTCTCCAATATAATATATATCATCAAAATAAGGCGAATATGTATAAGAATAAACAATATCTGCTGGATCAACATATTTAAGTTTAATGCCTTCAGACTTATTAAATTCATTTTTTACACAACCAATTCCAATAACTGTTAAATCATAATTGATTCTACGTTGTGTAAGATCATAATTATTTGCATTCATTACAGAATTAATAGCTTGCTCTTGAGCTATTTCAATAGCTTGTTTGTATTCAAGCTGCATATGTAATGACAGTTCTTCTTCTGATTCTGGTAATTTAGACGGATCGTTATTATAAACGTTTATACCTAATTGTTGTTGAATCTGATCAGATATTTCCCTTGTTTGCATATCTTCAATAATAGACTCAACATATTTTGTTCTTTGAGCCACAGAAGATGGGTCTTGAGAAAAAGCTTTAACATCGTAAAGCCTGTCAGACATACCGTTTACTACAATATCTACAAATTTAGGTATAATAGGTACAGGTTTCCAATCTAAATTTAAATAAGATAAATCACCGTTAATAGATAATTCATCTTTATATTTTTTTACAGATTGTTCGCCTCTAGCATATAATCGTAATCTATGGTATTCATCTCTATTAGAATAAAATCTAGTAGCTCCAGAGTCTCTCTTGAACCATTCATGTTCAATAGCACGAGCTACTTCTAACCCATATTCTAAACTAGCCTTTTCAGCATCGCTTGCTATTTGACTTGGAAATGAACTTTTTAAAATTGTTTCAGCCATGCTATTTAATTATTTGCGAATGCATTCCTTTATTATTAAATCTTTGTATTTTTATTCCTAATGATTGTTTTTCGTGTTTCGGTTTTGGATGATATAAGTGCCTATTACAAGCCATAATAGCAAGCCCGGAACTAATAGTAGCGTCATATTTTGTTCTTTTATTTATATCAAACCTAGCCCAATCATTTAATGTTTTATTGAAATATATATTACCGCTCCCGTTTTCATTATATCCAACATATCTATCTATGTATGTTTCAATAGCGGCAGCATGAGCTTGTTTTATATCTTCAGATGTATTAGGTATTCCACCTATTTCTTTTTCTGTTATAGACAATTTATTCCAAATTTTATCAGGTCTGTTCATTGAAAAACCTCTATAACCTCTTCGTTTTAAATGATATAATAATCTTGGTTTGTTATTTTCTGCAAGTATTGGCATACCGTAAAAAACTAAAGCCATCAAAACATCTTCAAAAAATATTTCAGCAGTTTGAGGTCTAGCTATATATTCTAAAAAAAATGTATGTGGCGGGGCATCTTCCATACTAAAGGTTGTTAACCCATGCAATGAACCTTTAGATCCTACCCCATCTGTTGTACCTGATATATCATATGAGTCACATCCAAATGCACCAATATGTTCATTCCCCGGACACTTAGTACCATTCTTTACTATTACATTGTTTTGCAGATTCTTAGACGGTACCCAGCTAATTAAAAATCTACCATTTGGGTTTGGAGTAAATAATACTTTTGTATCTTTAATTCCATTTTCCCAACTAAATGATCCTTTTGTTACAAGACCATCTCTTATAGCTGTTTCATTAAAATCAATTTGCTCGTATATTTTACTTAAATTGAATATACTATTTTTAGCTTCATCTCTAAACGCATGTTCCTCAGTACGAGGGAATTGTCGATAGTATTCATTTAAACCGTCACTGTCGTGTTTAAGACCTTCAACTTCATTTTCCCAAAAGTCTATTACGCCTGTGTCAATGTAGTCGCCTCCATTGCCAATGATGGGTTCTTCTGGCGTATCAAAGACAGGGTATCCAAAAGAATCAATGTATCCTTCGTAGTTCCATTCCATAGGTATGAACAAAGAATATAATCCCGAACTAGTCTGTCCATTTTTATTTCTTCTGGTAATGTCTGAGTCATAATAAAGTTTTTTGAAGTTATCACCACCTTTTTCTAATGCATTGGATGTTGATCCCATCATACACTTTCCTATAATTCTACTACCTAATCGCAGTGTTGTCTTTGTTACCCTCCAGTTGTTTAATATATTATCAGGTCTTTCCCATTTACCTGACTCATCATGAACTAATAACTTAAGCTTTTCACCATCATAACTGTTATCACCTGTATTCTTCCAGTCAATAGTAGTATCTAATCCTTCTAATATTTGTTTTTCACTGGTTTCTGTAATGGATTTTTTGGTAAGCTTTGACGCGGGTACTCTATACGCAAGCTCCGATTTTGGCCTGTCCATTCCGTCTTGTATTGGTTTGAAAAAGAACGGATAGTTGACGGATATTGGTACAACCTTATCGGTAAACATTTTCTTTGCATCTGAACCTGTCTTGGATAAAATACCGAACCTGGCATCAGAGGTGATTGTAGCCTGATTAACGGTCTCTGCAGATGACATGAAGCTAAACCCAGATCGCCGATTTTTAAGGTAGCACATCCCGTAGCATCTTTTATCTGCCTTGCATGCTTCCCAAAAAATAAAGAATAGTCTGTTGGCTTCTCTATAATCTGGTTTCCCAACATCAATTTTGGTGTGCTGCAAGTACATATAATGAGAACCAGTAATGTAAGTAGGAATGTTTTTGTTGTTAAACCAATAACCTTCTTCGCGTCTTGTAAACTCTCTATCAATGTATGCATACCATTTATTTTTAAATGAATCCGGATATGTTTCCCAATCAAATATACTTTTAATGTTATTTAATTCTTTAGGAAATTCGTGCGGTTCCCATCTGTTATTATTATTATCAATTTCTTTTGGTTGCGGTGGCAATGCTATACACAATCCCTGTATTTCAATAATTTCACCAATCTTACCGTTTTTGCTGATAACAATAATATCGTATTCTTTATTGTAACCGTATTCCCATTTGTTATACCTATTTAATCTTTTGATTACGTTAGGTTTAATTGGTGTTACGGTTTTAACTAATGTCTGTTCGTACATTATTTTGATCTTCTTTCAGCAAATCCACCAAACGCTTCTTTCTTTTCAATGGGTTTATCTTCCATTATATTCTTTTCCGCTTCTATACGGCTAAGAATTTCAAAAGCATCGAATATTGCAAGTTTTTTTGTAGCAGCAGCATTTTTTAATCTATCAGCAGCCAATTCATCTTCACCACCATCTACTATTATTTCTTCTTCTGCTACCCTTATAAGCTCGTGTACTGCCTTATAACCCGCTTGGATTATACTCGACTTCAGTTCCTTTGCGTTCATATTTAATTGAAATTGAATTAAGTGGTACTCTATATAATTTTTCTGAGTCAATTATAAACTCATATTCGCTATTTGGTGTAAAACCAATCAAATCATTGTCTTGTAGTCCAAAAGCTTTTATATCGTCTCCTAAATGCTTTAAAACGCCTATTAATGGCTCTTCTTTAGCATCATCAAACATATTTAAGTTGTGTATTGGCTTTACAAAGCAGAAACCGCTTGGAGTATACCATTTACCGTTTCTTTTGTACAAAAATATTTGATCTGAAAAACAAAAATATTTGTTTTCTTCAAAAAAGTTACGACTGTTTTTTTCATTGCCGCGAATATCATAATATCTTCTAAATACATTGTGGTGAATAATTACTTCATCACCTATTTGTAAACCATATTCGTCTTTAATAATAGGGGTTTCAATTATAATACCATTCCTATTTACAAATTTATGATCTTCTATAGATGTATTTAATATTAATTCTTGATTTTCAACATTTTTCTTATTATTGTATCTGCCATTAATTGGTTTAACAATATAAGCATGTGTATGTTTCATTAATATTCTAAATTAAATTCAATTGATACTGCCATATTCTTATTAAAATGTTTCCATGGCAATATTTCATCATTCTTTTTTATATATATTACGTATCCTTCTTCTTCTTCAAGTATTTCGGATATAGTATGCCCGCCAAATACTTCTTGTCCAATGCTATAATGCATTGCGTCGTTTTTATAATCACGACCAATTGATATT